GATGTAGAACAAAAACCGGTTGAATCTAAAGAGCAGAAACTTCTCGAGCAGGAAGAACAAAAGCTTGAAGAAGAAGACGCGCCTAGAGTTAATGAAGGCACTACAAAACCGGTTGAAGAAAGGCTGCACCAAGACGACCAGAAGATAATTCTTGAGCCGGAAAAGAAAGAAATCCCTGAAATCCACAACAAACCTGAAGCTGTTGTGGATGCTAATCTAAAAATCCACGTGCGGTTTTCGGATGATGCTAGACCATCGCAAGCGCAAAAGGACCTTCTTTTGTCTGCGGGTTATTACAACCGCCAGAGGAAGATTTGGGTACTGGAAAACAATCCCAAAAGCAGAGAGATAATTAAGAAGGTTTACGAACTTGCTGAAGCTACACAAGAGAACGAGGTAGCTAAGATTGGACCGACGGGCACGCGCAAAGTTGTTGATATGCCCGAAAAGATTTTAGTTACTCAATTTGGTGCAGAACCCACGCAATTCTTGCGTACAGGCGATGGGCAGTTTTATTACATTCGTTTTTCAGACAACGCAAAACCTTCTAGTGCTCAACGAGCGTATATGAAGTTGCACAAGGTTTTGTGGAATAGCCAAGCAAAAGGTTGGTATGGACAGGCTACAGAAAACACTAAGCGTGTTTATGAAGCAGTTAAAGCTATGGCTCAGGGGATTCTTCCTAAAGATGCTACTGAAGAAATTAGGAATCTCTTCTTTGCTGAGCAAGCGGCTAAAAAGAAAGTTTTGGAAGTTCCTACTGCGCCAAAAGAAGACATGCTTGAAGGATTACCGGAAACGGCAGACCTTGACCTTTCTAAGGTTGACCTTCCAGTCAAAGAAGAACCAAAAAAGAAAATTACCACGAAGAAGCAGGCTCCAAAAGAAAAGCGCAGTAAAACACTAGCATTCAACTCCAAGAACCATTCTGAAGTTGTTAAACTGTACAACGCAATAAATGGTACGACAGTCAAGGCTTTTAGAGCCGAACCTCAGGAGGTGAAAAAACTTCTTGCGGCTGCCTATAATTTTGCCAACCCTGATGATTACCGCCCACTGACTGAAGCCGGGATTAAGCAAACACTCAAGGCCATCGAAGTTTTGGAGAGCTCTCTTGAAGGAACGCTTTCGGTGAAGGGTGTTGAAAACTTTCAGGCAGGGATTACTAACCTTGTCAGAGCAAAACTTCTAACAGAACAATCTGCAGAGGTTATTCGTAGAGTTTTTGACTCCCTCCCGCAGAATAATCATGCAACTATTCGAGCAATACAAAACGCGTCAAGTTTTTATGACTTCATCCAAAACGCCATTGGTATTTCGGACCCGCTACAGTTGTTCCACGAAGTAGGCCATTGGGTTTGGTGGAACGTTCTTGACGCAAGCCATAGAATGAAGTTTTTCGAAACCATTCATTCAAAGTATAAAACTAAAGAAGCTTGGAGTTCTTTGTGGGAAGTGCGTAGGATGTTTTTACAAAACTACGCAAAACTCGACAAGAGGGGTCAGGATAGGTTAAGAGAACAGCTTCGTCAAGTGGGTTCTTTGACAGAGCTTTATGCAGACCTTTTTAGGCAGTATGTTTTAACCTATCAATTGCCTGAAAAGGAAGCCCAAGAAGTTATTCAAGAAGGCCTAAAACATGCTGGAGTTTTGTTGGATGCTTTGCGTAAGGAAATCCCAGAGCACCTCCATGAGTTTTTTGACCGCGCGTTTTTGGCTCCGAGAAGTGCTGCAACTACTCAAGACGTAGCAGATGACCTTCTTGACATATTGAAAGAAAGTCCTCTTTATGTGAATGCCGATGAGTTTGCAAACACACTCAAGGAGTTCGTCGGTGATGAAGACGTAATAGGGCCTATAAACGACCGCTTGTTGTCGTATTTACAAGAAAAGGTAAATGATAGCAGTGAGAACTTCCTGGAGCGCGCATTTGCGGATGTTTATACTGATGTGTTGTTCTTTATTCACGGCAGAAGAACACCTGAAGAGGCGGCATTTGTAGAACAAAAAATAAACGCTCTTGGGAATCATTTCACTCCAGAAGGTCAAGCGGAGACCATAAAGAAAATATTGGAGTATGCCCACAACTCGGATTTTGTGGTCACGAAGAAACAAGTAGAGGATATCTACAAGTTTTACAAAACGAACTACGAGCACGTCAGGGATTTGTTTCTTCTGACACAAAATACCGTTTTGCATGGAAGCGGAGCAGGCGTCACGCGAGATGGAATAGTTTTTGATTGGATGCAGGTGCTTTCTAAGCAAGCCAAACAAGAGATGGTGGAATACTCTGACGAGCTTGCTCATTCGAATGATTATCGTCAGTATGCAACACCAGCTCCAAACCCGTCAAACGTTATTGCTCGCTGGAGATGGATGCCGCAGTTTGTTAGCTTCCTGTTGGGGTTTGATGTGGATGACCAGCACGGAATTCCCGTTCCGTTCACAAACGTTAGGGTTAATTGGAATCCAAAAACATGGGCAATGCGGGGTGGGCCGTTGTTGAGTGCCTACGATATGTTCGGGCCGACGTTGAGGCACGCCGCAAAAAATGCAGCAATAAAGCGGTGGCAAAAGCTAGATTTGGACACCCAACTGATGCTCGAGAACAAATGGAGGAAGCTCGTCAAAAATGAAGCAGTAAGAGCGTTTTTGCCTAAAAGCGGTCTTCCGGAGGATGTTTACAAGTTAACGCTTGAACGCTTCAAAACAGAGAATAGGGTTAAGCGTAACTTTGCTAAGCTGGCGAGTAAGTTGAATGAAACCCTTCCAATTGAAGAGCAGAGGCTCATTGGAAGTATAATTTCAGATGAACCTGGGTTTAGCGTAAAGCAGTTGAGTCCTGAAGGTAAGGCTGCATACAAGCTTATCCAGCAGTTAGTAGAAGAAACTAATCAACTGCTAGTGAACGCAGGTATTCCAAAAGAACTGTTGGAAAGCCGTGGGATGGAGATTATTCCTTTGGCGTTCGAGAAAGAACTCAAAGCCATGTTCTCTGGTGGGTTAGAAAAGTATGCACAAGTCACTAAATACCAACAGCTTTTTACGGATTTCCTCATCCCACAAGGGTTTGTAGAAAAGTGGAAGAATAGTGACTATAAAACTTCTGCTCTCATCGCGGCGTTTGATGCAGAGGGGATTCCACTTGAACCTGGGGCTAAGTTTATTTACGACCCTGAATTGGTTGGTCTGGGGATTGCACCCGTTACAGCTAAAACGGATTTGAATAAACACGCAGGGTTTGTGTGGAAGGTTTTAGAGTACGACCCAGACAAAATGAAGTTGGTTGTCCAACGTCCGTATACAGAGTTCGAGAAACGAGCTCTGAAGGCAGAGACTTCAATTGTGCCTCGCTTGGTGGAGTTTAGCAAGAATGTCAGTAAGTTCATCGCACGGGCGCAGCTGTTTGAAAAGATTGGTTCTAATCCATCCTTGGCGCTTGATTTGGATTCGATGCTAAAAGCAGGGATTATTGATGAAATTCAGTACAATGAATATGTGCATCAGTTGTTGACCAAAGGCTGGGAAAAAGTTCCTGAGACAACTACTTCGCTCGGCATCAAGCGTTTTGGAAAACTTTCAGGTCACTTCGTACATCCAGAAGTTATGTATGCTTTGAAGGTCGTTACGAGCGGGCCAGTTTTTAATCCAGTCCTGCACACAGCCATCAAATCATACAAGAATGCAATAGGGCTGTGGAAGATTGGAAAAACTGCTTATCAGGTTACTACGCATGGAATTAACTTCTTGGGCAACAACATCATGTGCGTGCTTGATGGAAGGAATCCCTTGGCAGTTATCAAAAACGGCGTGAAGGAAGTGCTTAGTAAAGGTAAGTACTACAGAGAAGCCGTTGATGAAGGTTTGTTGGATTCCAACGTGTTGTCTGCCGAAGTGGATTTGGTCAATTGGTTGAAGAGCGTAGAGAAAACCCAGACGAAACATCATACGGATGGTTTCGTCAAGAATATGGCGGAATGGTTTAGAATGATTGGAAGAGGGACTAAGAAAGCTCTGGCTGCTCCAATCAAAGCATATGAGTTCGGGGACCAGTTGTTCAAAGTTGGAGTTTTTATCCAAGAACGTATGGCTGGAGCTTCAACGGCCGACGCTATGGAAGCAGCGAATAGGTTATTCTTTGACTATCGCGATGTACCGAAAGGGATTAAGTTCTTGCGAGATTCTGGGATTATTCCGTTTGTTTCGTATACATATAAACTAATCCCGCAAATGATTTCGTTTGCCAAAGAGAACCCGCACCGTCTGATGGCGTTATTGTTTCTTGCAGAATCCTTCCATAACATCATGCTTGCAGAAACCTTCGGGGAAGATTGGAAGGAAGCTAAAGAGTTTTTACAAGAAATGGCTCCAAGCTGGATGAAGCGCACGCTTTATGGGACAGGTGTGGTTGGAGCAATTCCAACAAAAGTGGAGAAAAACGAACGAGGGGTTAGTTATGTAAACTACCTGGATTTTTCACAAATCTTTCCTGGCGGTACGTTCTTGAATGACGGAGGGATTTTAGGAGGATTCCCCTTCGGAATCAACCCGATAGTCAGCATTCTATATGGGTTGTCTGCAAATAAGGATGCAGTTCTCGATGAGACGATTGCTCCGTTTGACAAGAAAGCCGCAGGAGCATTTGGAGAGAAGCTGCCACCAGAACTGGAAGCAGAAAACGCTAAAGCCCGCTTGAAGTTTATTATGAGGAATCTTTTGCCTAACCTTCCAATTTACAGTGGGGCTTATAGTTATGAACGCCTTGGACAGGCGCTTGTAGGTTCCGGTGTAATCTCAAAAGAAACTGGGAATAGGCTTGGATTTACAGGCGTGGATTACTACGGAACGCCAATGACAATGGGGGATGAGCTTTTTAGGTTTGTTACTGGTATAAAGAACAACAAGCTGTATTTTGGTGAGGAGATGGCCCGTCGCATGGATAAAATAAAGTATGGCATCAAACAATCGAAGAACGTTTTCAAGCGTCGTGCGCGAGATGCCAGAATTTCTTCTGAAGAACTCCAGAAAGAAGCCGAGAGGATGCAGACGGTTACTCAAGCTCATCATCAAGAACTTGCTCGTCTTCAGAAGGTCGCCGAAAAAGCTCGAAAAGCTCTTTCTCGCCTGGAGAAAACGCATTAAGTTTTTCGATGAGGTCGAGGACCTTATAGACGCTTCGCAAAGCTTCGGCAGGCTGACTAACGCCAAGCAGTGATAGTAACTGCTTGGCTTGGTCGTTCCAATATGCGTGGTCATCGTGAGAAAAGTCCGACGAGAGGGAGGATTCAAGGTAGTAGTAACAAACTCCCTCTTTTCGGCCTTTTAGAACTTCCATCATGTCACCTTCGTGCGGCAAGTCACACAAAAGCGTATGAAGAGTGTCAGCAAGAAGCTCTAAAGACATTTGACGTTCTCCTATGGTTATTTTTTCACCAAAGATTTCACATAAACATTTCCACTCGCGTCGCGTACGAGAGAAACAAAACCGCCTGCTCGAAGGGTCTGTAGTATGTGTTGCATTCTGTTATCATCTGCGTCACAGTAGAACTTAGCCATAAGCTCGGAGTATTCCATTGTCCCATGGGCAGTTATTTCATGGAGAATCGACTGCACAACGTCGGCATCATCCAGACGGCCCATTCCTGCAAAAACGTTTGGCATTTTTCTTTCGGCTTCGGTTAGGTATTGTAGCGCTGTCTTGAAGTCATCACCAGTTATTTCCATTGTGCTTCGTCGACTCGCAGAAATGATGATTGAAAGTTTCATCACATGGTTTGGTCGGCGCTCTGCATATCCTCCAAATCGAGGGTCGGTAAAAGGATATTTTTGAGCGTCGGTAGTATACCACTCTACCCAATTGGTTAGAAAGTCTTTTGTTACTCTAAAAGGTCCTCTCATTGAGTGGATTTGTTCAAGGTCGTGGAGCAATTCTCGCTTTTTCTTTGCCGTTTCTTCAGAAATAAACGGCGCTGGACACAAGCGGCCTTTGTTTTCCTCGTAAATGAAAATAATGCGGGAAGTCAACCCGCCGCCAATGGCGTCAAGCGGTAGCGTTGAGCGAATCAATTCTGGGGTCGTGGCTCCAAACAAGTTCACCCAAACGCCCCAGATTTCGTCAGTGGAAGAGGTTTTAGTTCTGTATGTCCACTTGTTGCGACAATCGTACCAGTCAGTCAGGTCTGACATCAACTGATGGTTGTTGTAGCCGAGAAAAACGGTAAGCTCGGGAGAAATGATTGTTAATGAGCTGTGGGTGTCCAGGTCGCCAGATGGTGTGGGGTCACTCCTGCGGGTTTTGTTGAGGGCCTGGATTAGAGCTTCGCGTGTAGTAGCTTCGGCTGCCAGGGGGATTTGAAGAGATTCTGCAAAGTCCAGGTAAAAACTTACGGCTGTCCCCTTCCGGGCACGGCCAGAAGGGGCAACCAAAACGATGTACATGTTGGGATAAAAAACTAACGGTCCCCACTGAAGAAATACTTTTCTTTGAAGAGCCGCTGCAATCAGAGAAATCCCACACCAGCGGTGAAAACTTAACGGCGGCTCACTTATTTCACAGCAATATTTTACGTACTCATCAAGCCAATCGTTTAGTTTTCGTTTTGCCATTAGTTATTCTCCGCTACAAGGGATTGGTAGTTTTCTTCCAGCAGCTTGGCGAGTTCTTCAATGGATGCTGGCCAATGCTTGTGCTTGATTTCTTTGCCCGTCCGCTTGTTCATGGTCAAGCCCATAGAAAGGTCGGCGGGGATTGAAAATGTGCGGCCGTAATGGGTTTGCAGCGGGGTTTCCAAGCTGGCTTTGATTTGGTGCAGCATGCGGGCATGCTCCAGCCAGGGCACAGCCAACGGGATTTGGAAGCCAATTGAATCGTGGACTTGCACCAGCAATTCAAGCGGGCGGAATTGGCGCTGGTTATAGTAAATGTAATTCAACCCGCGTTCGTTTATGATATCACCAGTTGTTCCTTGTGGGATGCATGAATAGGCTTCTTTGAAAAGCGAATCACCCCATGCGTCAAGAAAGGTAGTTTTACGACCCATGAGGTTAGTAATCGTCCTATTTTCTCGCAAGCACTGCTTGACGTAAGCGTGGTAGTTTTGACGAACCCCCGGGTAGGCTTTGTGGTAGGCTTCAACGATGAACTTGGCATCGCTTTCGGGCATTTCGTAGTAAAGCGCAAACGACCTATAGCCAAGGTCGTAGTTCAATCCGTGGTTAGCTCGTTTGCCCCAATCACGTTCAGATTTTCCGTCGTTGAATGGAGAAGAACCGGGTTCGTCGGAAACTTCATCATAAGGCTTCTTGAAGATAAGTGCTGCGGTCAGTTTGTGAACGTCCTTTCCAGTTTCGAACGCGTCAATCATTTCAGGAATGTTTCCAACATAGGCGACGATTCTATTCTCTGCCTGTGAGAGGTCAAAGGCATAATAGACAAACCCCGGGTCAGGGAGGAAGTACTGCAAAATCTCGTGCGGGACGTTTTGCATGTTCATTCCTGTACCGAAAATGGAAGTCGAGGAAGACAGCCTAGAGAAGCGCGTTCCTACAGGGTTGTAAGAACAACGCATTCTTGAGTCGCTATCAACCTTCGTGATGTCCAAGTAAGTAGAGATTAACTTCCGCCGTTTTCGGATTTCCAAAATGATGCGCGCTTCGTCACAACCCTTGCGGGCCAGGCGTTTTAGCGCCAGTTTATCAACTGAAAGGCTTCCGCTTTTGGAGACGTAAGGCTTGAAACCTTTTTTGATGTAAAAGTAGTCTTTTAGTTGTTTTGTAGAGTTTGCGTTTAACGGCTGTCCGGCGAGTTTGTTCAATTCTTCCTCGAGCTGTAGAGCTTCGGCTTCAAGTTCTGCCGCTTTGTTTTTCATTCCCTCAACGTCAACAAGAATGCCTCTTTCTTGCATGTAAATCAACGGTTCAATCAATAACCGTTGGCGCTCATAAGTAGAGGTATTCTTCTGCAAAGAAAGTTGTTCTAACTGCTTCTCAAAAGCTTCAAAACAAGCAAGCGAATCAAGAGCGTTATAGTTCCACAACTGCTCCCAGGCCCCGCCAAGTTTGAACCATTTCTTTCCCTCACCTTTGTGGTATGGAAGGTCTGTCCAAATGGAAGTTATGAAGTCTAAACCTTTTGGATAATCGCCCATGAGAATCTGCTGAGCAATCATTGTATCGTCAAGGTTTTTAGTTCGAATACCATAACGACGCAAAAGAAAGTGCGCGTCAAATGATACGCCCTGACCGAGTTTTTGGATACGCTCATCTTCTAAGATTTCTGCGATGAGGCTCCAAATGGTCGTTTCTTGTTCAGGCGAGAAGTAGTCTCCTTTATGACTAATAAACGGTATGCATAAAGAGAAAGTTTTGGATGCAGCAAAAGAAATACAAGAGACTTGTTCGTTGTATACTTCAATGTCAAATGCTACACGAAAATCCGGCTGGCCGCTTTTCGAACGAATGCTTTCAAGAAAGGATTTTACTTCCTCAAATGTCGGGGTGATGACTATTTTGCGTTCAAGCGGAAAGTAATTGCCTTCGATAATTTTCTTGACTTTTCGCAAGTCGAAAATGATAAGATGCTTGTTCAAGTATTGGCACTTCGGCGGAAGGATTGTTGCAGGATGGATTATAGGAACAATCGGAATGTTTAGTCCTGGGATTTCACTTTTTAAAACTGACCCTCTCCATTTAGTAATGCCCGTTCGTCCAGTTAACGCCCACAACGCGACATTACCACATGCGACAATGCACTTACATTTCGGACCAAGAGAAAGAAGTTCTTCTTCAAGTTCTTGGAGATACTTCTTTCCAGCGTCCGAAACGACAGGCGCGCTTCGAGTGAATTCAATGTATTTATTGATGCTAGCATCGTAGTCTTTTATGACATTCGTGATGTAAGCGTCGTTTCGTGAAAGCTGGGCTGCGGAAATGCAGGCGGTTAGTTCCGTTCCAGCAGGGCCGGAGAACGGCCGACCCGACATTACTTCGGTTTTACCCGGCTGTTCTCCGACAATCGCCCAAGTGCATTCATCCCTCATTCCTTCAGGTGAGACGTAAGTCATGCGCATTAGTCTTCTACCTCCTCTTCAGGGAACTCTTCCGCGATGGTTTGAATGTAACCGTTTCGGTAGTCTTCTGAAAGGTCGTATCCGATTGCCCGTCGGCAGGACTTCCAAGCTTCGATTAGCGTACGGCCTGAACCGGCGAAGGGAACGACTACCTGAGAACCTTCGGTAGAGAAGATTTCTAAAATCTCACGCATTAGTTCTGCGGGTTTTTCCGTTGGGTGTTTTTTGAATTGTGCTGGAACGGGGTCCTGGTAGAACACATTCAAACAACCGCGTTTGTTTAGTTCTGCTTCAAACGATTTGCAAGCGTAAAAGAATGGTTCATAGGCGGACGCCAAATAACGTTTTGGCATATTGGTTTGGCCGTTTCGCTTTACCCATACACAAGGTTTTTTGTGAACAATAAAACCTGCGTTTTCTAAGAGCTCAAGCAAAGAACAGTGCCATGGGTCAGGCGCGTACCACAAGATGAGCCACGTTGTAGGTTTGGAAATCCTCGAACATTCCGCTAGAAGTTCTTTCATGAAATCCAAGTAACTTTCTTGAGGGATTTCTTTGTATGAGTTCAATATTGGTTTGCCTTGTTTCCAATCGCGATTGTCCATCAAGTCAATTCCATACGGCGGGTCGATTTCTAGGAAATCCGCAAAACCGTCTGGGAGTTTCTTCAACATTTCGAGACAGTCTCCAAGGATGTAGGAGTTTTCTGCCTCAACGGCAAGACGACTTTTCTTGTAGCGTTTCTTGAACTCTTCTGCAGCACTTTGGCGGATGACGGTTTTGGTCAAGCGCTTTAGTTGACGTCTGGCTTCGTTTTTGTTTTTGAACGATGTCCAATCGATTTCGGGGAATTGCTCGACTGTTTCCGCTAAAGAGATGTCCAAACTTACGTTTGAGTGGGATTCGTTTAGAAGCTTAGCAGTATCTCTCAATGACCAACCGGGAGCATCTGGAGCGGTTGAAGTTTTCTTCCCGTGCATCAATTGGCGCATGTGGTGGATTTCCCGCTTCAGGGCGCACTCTTCAAGCCACGTCATGTCCTTGCGTTGGATGTTTTCTTCCAGCTCAATTTGACGCATCAGAAGGTCAGACATCTCGCCTTCGTAGACTCGTACTGGAATTTCTTCCATTCCGAGGGCTTTGCACGCGCGATAGCGACGTTCACCCGCAAGGAGAAGGTACTTACCATTCCCTAAATCCCGAACGGCAATCGGAGTAATCAACCCGTTTTCTTTGATTGACTCCATCAGCTCATCGAGGTTTCCAAAGTCTTTGCGGAAGCGTTCTTCCACCAAAATATTGGAGAGTTTACATTGCATCTAAAAGCTCCTTCAAGGTTAGAAGTTGGTCTTTAGACATACGAGAGAGTTCGTTTGTCAATACGTTTTTCTTCTTTCTCGTGGGCTTCTTTTCCTCTCGTTCTTTTTGTACCTCGCGTCGGGCAGTCCGAATCGCGAGGACACAGTTCAGCCTCTCACCAAAATCCATTTGCGTGAAGCTTGGGATTAGTAAATCACTGATTGTCGCCATCTTGTAGTTCCTTGAAAGCAGGGAAGTCTTCTAACTTTACTGCACGAGCCATTAGTGCTCCAAGGGCTTTGTCGGGGTTTTTTCTTAGAATAGCAACTAGGTCTTCACACAAAATCCGGATGATGTGAGACTTTACGCCCCACGGAAGGAGTTTATTCATCTCGTTGTGAAGGTCTTCTGGAAGCTCCACAATCAACCTTGGAGAAGATTGGATAGTTTTCATGCGTACTCCTTGAAATGAAGGCTCCACAGAAGGTGGGGAGGAACCTTCTGTGGAGCGGTTAGTTATGGTTTGCTAGAACGGAAGCTTATCCGCTGGCTTGCCCCAACGTTTTACGTAGTTTTGTTCACCATACTGTTCGTTCTGCTCAACACCCAGAATGGCCCAGCCTTCCATGCCAATCCATTCGGAGGTGTCACCATTATAGGGAAGTCCAAAAGCATCCATGAACATCTTCAAGCGATACTTGGCGTTGTTCAGACGCTTAGGGTCCATGTTTTGGTTTGGGAGCGGGAGGTAGTGGTTAAAATCCGAAGCACCAACCTCGCCAAGAATCTCAAAGCGGGGCATGAGGTAGGGATTGCCGTTCTTGTCCACACCTTCGCGCACGTCGATAATGCGGAGCTTGTACTCGCCTTCGCTAACAGCACGGGGCTCAACCACATCATCAAAGTTCATTTCCAAGAAAGACATAAAGACCTCCGTAAGGGTTAGTGTGTTGAAAAATTAACCATAGTTCCCAGCCACTTCTAGAGGTTATTCAGATTTGTCTTCGTAGTTCTTACCTCCTTTTTTTAGTAAATATTTCAAGTCTGGAAGTTCAAACTTCTCGAAAGTTCCTTTGCGGCCCATTCTTGTGCGGGCCATGTAGGTAGTACACGCCTGCGTTTGGACCCGATACTCGGTACCGCGAGAAGTTTCTTTTGCGATTGCGTGGTAGATTTCATCAAACAACAACGGGATGCGATGGGTTAGTTTACCCGTCAGCAACGGGGCGGCAGTAATCTTGCCCGTTATTTCGTCCTTATCCGCCTTTTGGTGGGCTGTGAAGACTACATCACAAGGAAGAGCACAAATCACCTTCATGGCGTTTTCGAGAAGCGTCATTTGTGGGAGGTAGTCGTTTTGTTGTGGGACACCGGCCGTTCTTCCCGCACGTTTCAACACAACGTTCATCGCCGCAGATGACCACGTCGTTGCGGAGTCCAAAACGTACGTCCCGATGTGCTTGAAGAAACCACCTTGAAGGAGGCGCTCAAACTCTTTATCCCACAACTCAAATGCTGTTGGGCGTTTTGGGTCTTCTCGCTCAAAACGATTATCTACAATCACGAGGCCGGATTGGATGAGTTTTGGGTCAATGGACTCCGTCCCGCCCGGGTCGAAAGAGTGCACCAAGCACGGCTTGCGGCAGGTTTCAACTGCCATTGTGGTTTTTCCCGTTCCAAGGTCCCCATAGATGAGGAAGTTCACCTTCCCCGTTTGTGGGGCTTCCTTGTACATGTTTTGAAGTTCTTCCACAGTTTTCTTGAAATCCAGCGTTGCCATAAGAAACTCCTTAGCATAATGTTATTCAATTGTCAAGCCACTTATACATCCATTTGGGTTTTACTTGGAAGGGTTGTCGGGTCCCAGTGGCGAATAACTAACCCAAGCGGAGGTTGGGAGATGTAATCCCAGGGGTTAGTTTTCACCGAACAAAAATCCAAAAAAGGACAACCAAAGTATTTTGTACACGCCTGAGGGTTTTTAGGAAAAGCCATCATGATAGAGTCTTTCTTTCGGTATTCATGGGCGAGAAAGTCCATTTCTTGAACGATTGCATCATAGTACCACTCCGCATGGGCGAGCCATTCTTGCATTTGAGTAGGCGTTTTCAAAACAGGCACACGGATGAACTTTGTTTCCTTGTTTGTGAAAGCTATTCCGTTTATGACTACCTTTCGGACCTTTCGGTCCACGGCGAAGCAGTAAAGCACGTGAAGATAAACTCCAACCTGGAAGGAGTTTGTCCATTGGTCTATCCATTGGCGATTGAATGTGGAGTTTTTAGTTTTATGCTCAAGGGAAAACAGTTCATTGGTTTGAAGGTCTTCACAAATGGAATCCATTCGGAAGTGTATGAACTTTCCTTCGGCAATGTTTACCCTACCCGCAATCTCTACGTGGAGAGGCCGGAAGTTTTGAAGGTCGTTCTTGTAGAAAGTACAGTAGTCAACGAGGGCACGTAAAGCATTTGCTGGCGTTTTTGGTGCAAACAAGCTGTCAGTTTCTTCTGAAAAATGTTTGCGATAAAGCGTAAGAAAAGCGTCGTACGCCTTGGCGATGGAAGATTCACTATAACCCTCGAAGAGAAGAACTTCCATCGCCTCGTGCCAAGCCTGTCCGAAGATAAGATGGTTATTTGGGCGTTCGGACTGCCACCCTAAAATATGAGAGTAGAAGAACTGTCTTGGACAATCCAAAAAGATATTTATTTTCGATGCGTCAAGCACCTTCAATGCCTCGACAGTTGGAAAGCCTGCATCAGCAAGTTTTTTCGTTGCCCACTCGACCGTTCTCATGATAACCTCTCGACTTGTTTTGCTGTTTCCAGGTCAATGATAGAAACATAAACAGGAAATCGTGGAACCTGCCGGTCTTTTGTTAGTTCTTGGTACTTTACCAAAGCGTACCTTCCAGGAAGGCTTTCACGCTCTTCCCACAAACGAACGCGGTCCTCTCGCGAGAACCCAGTTCCGACATTGAAATAGTTTTTTCCGTCATAACAGACAAGCGCCCCGAGGGATTGCTTACCGTTTCCGAACTTGTCTATTTCTTCAACCGTTCCGGTTATGAGGTAAGCATCCGAAGAGCCGAATTTCAGCTTCATCAATCCAGTTGAACGTTTATTCTCGTAAAGCGCCTCGTAGTTTCTAACTACGAGCCCTTCATAGTTTTCTCGTAAGAACTTTTCTGCATAACAGAGAAGTTGCTCCATATCCAAAATGGTGTAGGTAGGAACTATTTTTATTTTCGAATAGATTTCCTTTTCAAGACTGTTCAACCTCAACAAACGTTTGTGTTGAGGTTCGTTGAAATCCACTTGGTCAAAGAGGTGGAGTTCCACTTTCTCAAAATTTGGGTCAAGCGTTTTTCGCTTGTTTACGACGCTTACGATTTGCTCGAACTTCCAGCCGTGAACATAAAGTTCACCATCCCAAGTGCCAAAAGGTAAGTTCTGGCGAATTTCTGGAAGGAGATGAGGAACGGAAACAATTTGCTCTCCTGTTGAGGAAAGAATTGTGACGGGTTCGTCTAGGAGGTTCTTGGCGATACAACGAATACCGTCAAGTTTTGGTTGTACAAAGTAGGGTTTGTTCCATTTTGCTAACCTTCTTTCGTCGAAGGGGTAGGCTAGCATTACATTTCTGGGTTTACGCATAGTACACCTCATAAAATTATGGGACTGCCGGCCCGAAAAAGGAGCGAGGGAAGGGAAGCTCGCTCCTTTCGGGAAATCTTTTAGTTGGCCATGCTCTTGAGCTGGCGCAGGAGTTCTGCCTTCTTATCTTCGGGCAGAGTGCGCCACTTGGACAGGACCGCCTGGATGGGGTCGGCGGCAGAGCGACCGGCAGAAACGCCGGGCTTCCACTGCTGGGCACGTGCGGTGATTTCCGCATCGTCCAAGCCCTGGTCAAATCCCCGGCGGATGAGGGCCTGCAAGGAAATTCTCATGGACTGGACGGCGTTTTGAAAAACGACATCCTCGCCGAAGAGCTTTACAGCTTCCTGGAGGTTCTCGCCGAAGTTGTATTCAACGGTGAGAGAGCGAGAGTTCTTCGTTGCGGTTACGGACGTTGCCATTTTAGGCCTCCTTTGGGTTGATGGTTTTTGGTTTGTTCCCTTCCATTGCCTTTGGTGATTTCCGCTTATCAATTTTGCGGGGGATTGTCAAGCGGAAAATGCATCATCCAATTGAATTGGGTCCATTTCCATGGCTTCATCCGGATTGGCTTGCTTATGGATGGTTTGGCATATTTTTTGCAATTCCGCTTGGGTAAGGCCTCGAAGTATATCCAACAACTCACTTTCTACTTTCTTGGGTTTTTCTACTCGAGGCGGTTTTACAATCGTGATTTTCACGCTTTTCCGTTGGAGCTCTTCGTAGCGAGCACAAAGTTTCTTGTGCTTTTCTTGGAGCGTGAAAAGTTCTTTTCTCAACGGGTCAAGAAGTGCTTGGACTTGTTTTATGCGAGTCCATACCTGGCGCATTTCTTGTTCGAGGAGTTCTCTTTCTTCCATTTGGGGTCTCCTGTGGTTGATTTTTCACCATAGTTCCTCAACGCTGTCGGTGTTTTCGCTTACTGCTCGCGAGGAAATAGAAAAGATTTGTGCTAGAAGCCTAGCGCGACGCTCTGCTAGGTGTTGGAAAGTTTTCTTTTGTTTTCGCATTTTTTCTAAGGTGTCTAGAAGGTCCGTCACAAGCGCAACGGGATAACCATGAGGGATTTTGCCTGAACTTTTCTGGCGGTCCAGATTCTCCCGAATGGCTTTTAGTTGAGTGTTCGTCAAAACGGCCATATCATCCCTCCAAAAGACACAAGGCGTTTCGCTTGGCGCGTCTTCCTACCTGAGTTGCGTATTTAGAATCCAACAACTCATCATGCGCGCGTTTCCAGTCGTGTTTTTTGATAGCGTCGATTGTGCGTACGAATTTAGAGAAGCGTGTTTTTCCCAAGTTGAAGAGAAGGTCTATCAACGCGTGCTGGCGTTTTTCTGAAAGGGAATCGAAAAACGCCCGACCAAAGAGTTCTTGCGCATCCCTGATGGCAATCGAAAGGTCGTTGTGAAGGAACTCTCCGGCTTGCCTGAGGGAAATGCGGTCGCCGTGCTTTAAGTTGTCGGTTGGTAGAACTCGATGCCCGACGCCAACAGTCAACTCGCCGGCAGGGCATACATACACCTTTAGGGAAAGCCCTTCAAAAGCAAGAGTTTCTTCTTCCAACAAAAGAATGTTCATTGCGTTCTCCTTGTAAGGATGTAGTTTTCAATTACCTTCACGGCGGTCAACCAAGGGCCGAAAAGAGAGTTTTTGGTATAAACAGGCGTAATTATGAGGTCCCAGTCCATACAACCGTCCAAGTCAGTTTCCGAAGGGTCGTTGGGGTCGATACAAGGAGAAGTCCATTCTGGAAATGGGTCCAGGCGAACAATAAAGGCGTTCATCTTTCTGAGAGCTTCATGCTCGTTCTTGAACCTCACATCGTCGATGATAGGAATGGACTTCTTGTCGAGAATGTTTAGAGAAAAATCGTTGTCGTTTAGAAGCTTCTTCACCCAATAAGCAGGGTCTTCTTGGCGTTTCCTGTTACCGAAGGAAATTAGGTGCTCCCTAACGGTCTTGCCTTTTAGTTCCCTCTTCTTAGCATACAATAAGTCAGGGTTTACATCTAGCTCTTTCGCCAATTCTATCCTCAATTGTTTAGCAAAACTGAAAGTTGTGCAGTAAAGCCCCAACGGTCTGGTGAGCGTCTCAATGAGGTCAGCAGTAGTGGTCTTCCCCACGCCGGCTTTGCCTGAAAAAGCTATCGGGACCATCAAACACTCCTTATGATTTGCGGGTTAGTTTGTTGTTGTTGGTGACAAGGTATTCCGGGTATAAGGCCTGGGAGATGATTGCATTGGTGAATATCTCCCACTCCACCAGCTTGTGCTTGTGGCGTTGTTCAATTATGTTTCGTGCAGTGGCATAGCTCATGGAGAGGATGCGCTTCTGCAAGAACGATTGCGGAAGGTGCCGGTTCACCCAGTTGAAATCCTTGGCGTCGATGTGCTCGTTCAGCTCGACGAGCCAGCTCTGCTTGATGCCGCCCTCAAAGTCATCCTGGGTAAGGTGACGCTTCATGAGCGTGTGCATCGTGGATTCTGATTGTGTGACGGTAGCGACCTTGTACTGGTCCATCTGCTTCCACCAGTAAAGAGGAGCATCAACCTCCACCCACATGATGAGCTGACGGAGGAACTTGTCATGCCCTTTTCCAAGTCCTGCCAACTCGTAAGAGCGATTTTTCAAACGAGAATACACGGAGCCATCGTTAGAGAGCCCCGGTTCATATATGTGTTTGTAACCCTCATCACCAGAGGTCAGGCCAAAGGACAGACCAAGACCGAAGAGAGCTTCTTTGAGCCCTGCTTCTTCAAGCACGTGGACTTGCATGTTAGAACCCTGCCTTTATGGTCAGACGACCTTCTTTGTGCGGTTTAGTTTGTCGTTTACTAAACGACACTCTTGGGAGCAGTAAACTTGTTGTTTGCGCTTAGTGTGGAACTCCTTGCCACAAACGGAACACGTGCGGTTTAGAGTAGGAGTGTTCTTTTCTCTCCATTTTCGCGCATATTCCCGTTTCAAGGCAATAAAACAAGAACCGCTGCAGGTTTTCGCTTTAGTGGAAGACACAAAC